TTTGAGTTAGTCAAGATCGGCGGTGAGCCTGTTGTCTATAAGAGCCATGACAAGGCCGTCATAGCGGCGATGGCGGCGTTGATTGACATTGTGAACACCGACATGCGCCGCGATGGCGAACGCTGCACAGGACACCGTAATGAGGCGGAGAAGGCATTCAAGGGCATAGGCAAGACAGACGATTGGTATTTTCAGCAGAACCAGTCAAAAAAACAGGGATACCCTGAATGAAGCGCGTCAAGAAAAAACCCGTCATCACCGCCAATCTAACCCTTGGCGAAACCACGGTTGATAACCCGATGTTCAGCCGTGACCACCCGGCAAGCAGATCAAACCCGCGTCAGATCAAAGCCATTTTGAATCATGGCGAATCCCCAATTGCTGCCATGTATCATAGGAAAGAACAAACGGGCATTGACGAAATCGACGTTCGGACAGCCGGCGAGTTTCGGCGACTATTCGAGGCGGCTGCTGGTGGGAGTTTTGGATCGTCTGGCGATATCAAGGAATTTGTCGATGGTGGAGGCTACCCCGATATTCTCACAGACAGGCAGGCAAGAGCTGCAAAGGATTTGGCCGCTGTTCATGTGCATCTTGGCTCGGTGACATATGCGGCTGTTGAAAGGGTGTGTGGGCAATGCCTGTTCATCAATCAGATTGACACTCGACGCCGGACACAAGACGCCATATCAGAACAACTCAAGGCAGGGCTGAAAAAGCTCGCTATTTATTGGGGATTCAGGACGGACAACAGACGCAAGCGGGCATGATTTGACAAATGTACGCTCATGTGGTAGCAGTCTGATAGAATTACGAAATTCGCCCAAAGGCGACAACTTCATTCACATTTTGCCGGAAAGCTGGGAAACGGTACTAATCAACTGTATGGCTCCAAGTGATGCAGCAAAGCACGGCATGCAAGGGCTGTACGCCTGTCACAGCCGCGTTGTTTCATTTTGACTATGGAGTTAGCGGAAATACCGAGAAGCTCACCAGCGGCCTTGTCTGAGCGAATGGAAACGTATGTGGCCCGCATTTCTGCGAGCCATTTGTTGAAGGATTCGGGGGTCATTGTGCTGCCGCCTTGGCCTGATCGTAAAGCGCATCGCCGGGGAGCAAGCGCAGGCAATCACCCTCAAAGTAATCAATTCGCATATCGCTGTTGTTCGTAACCTTGAGGGCGTTTCGTATTTCAGCCGGGAAAACGCCGCGCTTGCAGCGCACCTTTATCATGTCCTGCGGGGCGGTTTTTACCCAGCCGCCTGCGTTAATCTGGATACCGGCGCGCTTGCCGTTTACTATGATGAATTTGCTGGTGATCTTAATTGTTGGGGTGTTCATATCCGTTTTCTCCGTTGTTGGCTACTATCAGAAGAAGCCTTCTGATTTACCGTTAAACATCATTTCGATGCGACACTTGCCTGTGCCTTTTGGGTCTTCCCTGATTTCGAATGTCTCGCCATCATCGGCAACGCTGGCTATGATTTCCGCCTGCGCCTTTGCGGCTGCGTAGTTCGGGAAAACTACACTGTAGCTTGTAATTTTTGCACCTGTCACAAACATGTCCGTGTCCTCCGTTGTTGGGGTTTAGCTTTCGGTTTCTACGTTGACGATATAACCAGCATTTTCCCATGCGGCTTTGACCATCTCAAAAGCCTCTTTGTCGTTCGTTGTCATGCTGGCGGCACAAAGGCGGGCTTTGGTGTTTTCGATTTTGTAAGCTGTGTATGTCATATCCGTGTCCTCCGTTGTTGATAGCCCTATAATACAACATAGTTTGATAATGTCAACAACAAAATACAACAAAGTTTGATTAATTCCGGGGCTGGTATCCAACCATATTGGATTTTAGTCGAATAACCCACTCTTGGCGCTCAAACCGCAAGGGGAACAAAGCAATGGCCGCTCGCAAACAACTCTGGCACCCTGACGAAGTGAAGAAAAGAATCCAAACCAGTCAGCTTATTAACCGTTTGACGCAGAACGCTCTTTCGGATGATGAGATCATGACGGCAAGTCAGGTCAACAGCGCCAAGATTTTGTTGAACAAAGTCGTTCCCGATGTGAAGTCAATCGAGGTCACTGGCGCAGGCGGCGAACCGATCAAGCACGCTATCAAAGTGACAATCGTTGACCCAAAACAATGACACGCTGAACATTGAGGTTCCGCGCAAGCTCGCACCTCTGTTACAGCCATATCGATACAAAGGTGGGTTCGGTGGCCGCGGCGGGGCGAAATCTCACTTCTTCGCCGAAATGATGCTGATGCGCTGCTTTGAGAAGGAAACCCGCGCGGCTTGCATTCGTGAAGTTCAAAACTCCATCAAGGATTCAGTCAAGCAGCTTCTCAAGGACAAGATCCAGAAGCTCGGGCTTGGTTCATTCTTCGAAGTCTTGGACAGCGAAATACGCGGCAAGAACGGTTCGCTTATAATCTTCAAGGGTATGCAGTCCTACAATGCTGAAAACATTAAATCGCTTGAGGGTTTCAATATCGCGTGGGTCGAGGAGGCGCAGACGCTTTCAGCCCATTCGCTCAAGATGCTACGGCCAACAATTCGTATGCCTGGGTCCGAACTATGGTTTTCGTGGAACCCGAGACACGACAGCGATCCGGTTGACGCCTTCTTCCGAGGCGGCAGATCAATCACAAACGGAATTGCAGTCGAGGTAAACTGGCAGGACAATCCATGGTTTCCCGATGTTCTTGTTCAGGAGAAGAACGACGATTACGCTGCGGATCCCGAAATGGCAGAACACGTCTGGGGTGGTGGATACGAAATCATCACCGAGGGCGCATATTACGCCAAGATGATTCACGCCGCTGAGAAGGATGGCCGGATCGGTGACTATCCATATGACCCGCGCTTGCCGGTCAAGACAGCCTGGGACATCGGTGTGGATGACTACACAGCAATTTGGTTCTGCCAGGATGACGGCCACAAGGTTTATGTGATCGACTATTACGAGGTGAGCAACGAAGGCGCAGAGGAAATTGTCAAGGCCACGTTGCCGGAGTTGAACCCAGACATTCAAGAGGCCGCAGCCCAGATGCTGGAGATAGGCCGCGAACAACCATTCATGTATGGCCGCCACTTCCTTCCCCATGACGTGAAGGTCCGTGAATGGGGCGCAGGGGCCAAACAACGCTCGCTCACGCTGATGGGCCTTGGCGTGAAGCCATTGCATGTCGGTGTAGCAACAAACCCGGCAGACAGGATCAACGCGGTTCGTCGCATCTTGCCGATAACGCACTTCAACAACACCAGCCGGGTTCAAGTCGGGCTGTCACGTTTGCGGAGATACTCGCGCCGCTGGAATGATTCAATGCAGACCTACACGGCACCGCTGCACGACATCAATTCGCACGGTTCAGACGCCTTCGGAGAATACGCCATCAATTGCGGGATTATCCCTGCCAAGGTCGAGCCAGAGCCTAAGCCATTCGAAATCAAGGGCGGCGTGATGTTGCATGGACCGCCTGAGCCGACAAGCAAATCGAGAATCGCATTATGATCGATGATCTAGCCACAGACAGCACAGAAGACCCATACACAGAAATGCGGTCGGCGAAGCCGTGGCTGGCTGACATTGACAATTACGAAAAGTCCGTCACGAAATACAACGACACGTCGGACAAGATTGACGACTTGTATGCCAATCTAGAGAATATGGCGTCTATCAACCAGGAGCGCGAATTTCAGATATTCTGGGCCAATCTTGAGGTTCTGAAGCCATCGATATATTCCCGTCCACCTGTGCCTGTTGTTGCCACGCGATTCAAGGACAGGAAAGAAGTCAACCGCCACGCGTCGGAAATCCTTGAGCGCACGCTGATCACGTCATTCGACACGCAAGACATTGATATCACCATGCGGCATGTCCGCGATGATCTGGCGACAAATGCCCGAGGTGTCTTGTGGCTACGGTATGAAGACGACGGTGAACAGGAAAAGGTTTGCTATGACCATGTGGATCGCAAGGACTTTGCCCACGAAATAGCACGCAAGTGGAAAGAAGTCGGCTGGGTAGCTCGCCGTTCTTGGCTGACCCGCACGGCTGGTATTGAGCGTTTCGGCGACGATTGGATGAAGGCCACATTCACGGACAAAAAAGACAAGGACCGCGACGACACACCATCTACAGAACAAAAGGCTGCTGTCTGGGAAATATGGAGCAAGTCCAAGGGCGTCGTTGTGTGGGTGTCGGCAGGCATGGAAGATGTTCTTGACATCAAAGAGCCATTCCTTTCGCTCGATGGCTTCTTCCCATGCCCACGGCCTGCTTATGGCACATTGCAACGCGGCACGTTGATCCCGGTTCCCGATTTCGTTTACTACCGCGATCAGGTGGAGGAAATCAACGAACTGACGGCCCGCATTTCGGCGCTGTCTGAATCGCTGCGGATGAAAGGCTTCTATTCGGCAGGCGTCGAAGAACTGAGCGACGCTATCGAGGCGGCACTCAAGAAGACCGACAACAACGCCTTGCTTGTGCCTGTACCCAATACGGCAGCACTTGGCGGGGCTGCATTGAAGGATTCAATCATCTGGCTTCCCGTCCGTGAGATTGCCGAGGTCATCACGCAGTTGATTGGCCTCAGACGGCAGTTGATTGAAGACGTTTATCAGATTACCGGGCTTTCAGATATCATGCGCGGCGCGACAGATCCGAATGAAACGCTCGGCGCTCAGGAATTGAAAAGCCAATACGGTTCTGTCCGGGTACGTGATCGCCAGCAGGAGCTGGTCAGGATTGCCCGCGACGTCACCCGCATTGCTGGTGAAATCATGGCCGAGAACTTCAGGCCTGAAACCATCATGGCTATGTCACAATATGACGACGTTCCAAGCAACCAGCAGATTCAACAGCAGATTCAAGGCATCCGGCAGCAAGTCCAGCAAAAAGCAATGGAAGTCCAGGGCAACCCGCAGATGCTGCAGCAGCTCCAAAGCGATCCAAAACTTCAGGAGCAGGCCAAGCAGGCGGTTCAGCAGGCTCAGGGGCAGATCAAGAAACTTGAAGGCTCAGTGACGTTTGAGAAGGTTATGGAGTTTTTGCAAAATGAACGGATGCGGCCTTTCAACCTGGACATTGAAACCGATTCCACCATTCAGCCGGACGAGCGGGCCAATCAGGAGGCTGTCGGCAAGTTTATGGGCGCGCTGGCAACCACACTCAGCCAATTGGCTCCAATGGTAGCGGCACAGCCACAGGCGGCACCGTTCGCCGGTGAGGTTATCAAGTTCGCTGTCGGGCCGTTCCGGGCAGGGCGTCCTCTTGAAGCAGCCATTGATGAATTCACCGATCAGATGAAAGAGGTTGCCAGCCAGCCAAAGCCAAACCCGGACGCTGACAGGATGAAGGCTGAGGGCGAAAAGGCGCAGCACGAAATGCAGATGAAGATGCAGGAGGCAAAAAGCGCTCATGAACTGAAAGTTCAGGAAATGCAAGCCAAGATGCAGGCCGATCAGAT